AGTCTAAACCAAAAGGTCCACCTTTTTTAAATGCTTCTACAGCTTGTGCATTTTTAGCAAATTCTTGTAATTTTTTTTCTGCTTCATCTAATCCTTTTATCAAAGCAGGTAGAGGAATATCAAAATTTTCTCCAATAGGTTTTAGTTCTTGAATTGCTTCTTGAGCTTGTATTTTGATTTGTTCTGGGTCTAAATCTGCAAATCTTGCTTCTAAAAGAGCTTCTTTTTTGAGTTGAGCTTGTAACAACTCTAGTGACTTTGTATACTCACTAAACGCTACATCTGCTTCTTTAGCTTCTTCTTTTAATTGTGCAGTTGATTCTTTTGCACGTTGAGCAGCATTATCAACTCCTGTTAAAGCTTTTACAAATCTGTCAGACATACCTTGGAAATCAAATGTTACTAAATCTACAAATGTGCCAATTAAGAGGTCTATAGGTTTTATAACAAACATTATTGCCGCACCTAAAAGCTCAAGTGCTTTAGCGGCAGCATAAGCAAATGATGTTATAAATCCTTTAACACTTTCTAGATTAGCAAAAGCCATTGTAAATGCAGTTATCTCAGTTTTTATCATGTTAAACATTTGTGCTAATGTAACACTTGTTTTTGCAAACTGAGCATTTGTTTTTTCTGTAGAATCTAATAATGCTTCTAAAATTAATTTTGGTTTTAAGAATCCTTCAGATGCAAGTTTCTTAAGTTCTGTTTTTGCAAAACCTGTTTTGTCAGCAAGTATGTCTAGCAATGGTGGTAATGTTTCAGATATTGCTCTAAACTCATCACCTTGTAATCTACCAGACTGAAAACCTTGAGATAGCTGTAGCAAGATAGACCTTGCTTCGTGCATTTGAACACCTTGTATAGCCATCAACTTATTTAAGTTTTGTGTAGCTAATGCAACTTGGTCTTGAGATGCTCCCATCCTATTAGCAGCAAATGTTAACCTTTGGAACATGGTGATAGTTCCATCTAAGTCACCTCTTGTATTTCTTGCAACTTCAGACAGAGCTTCCATTTTACCTTCAAGGTCTACAACACTTGTTGAAACAACTCTTAATTTGTTTGTTAAAGATTGTGCTAAGTTAATCATCTGAACAACTTCAGATGTTACTTTTGCTCCAATCAATGCTCCAAATGCTGGAGCTAGTGACCTAGACATTCCTCTAAGGTCTCCGAACCCTTTTACAAGTGTACTTATACGACCGCCGAAGTTGCCAAATATTTTTTCTGTTTTTGCTGTTTGGTCTCTAAGACCTGAGAACTTTGTGCCAAAGGCATCTATAGTGCTACCAGCTCTTCTCGAACCTTGACCTATATTGTCAAAGAATTTAGTAGAGTCTTGACCACCTCTGGTTTTTAAAACTAACTCTAAAACTTGTGTTAACTTATTTGCCACGACTTCTTGCTTCCTGCCTCTCTCTCTTGGAAATTATACCATAGAGTCTGTTAATTTCATCACCAGTAAGCATCATTACATCATACTTAGTCCAACCATACCTAGTAGCAAAAAAGTCTAATATTTTAAGATAATCTACTTGATGTCTGGAGAGTTTACCACCAGGAAATAGGTGACTACCTCATTAAGAACATCCATTTCACTAGGTGATATATCTTTTATCCAATTTTCATCTAAGTCTGGATTTAGGTCTTTATCTGAGATTACTAATTTTAAAACATCAAGCAAAGCTGTAATTGGCTTATTTTGCTTCTGTTCTAAAGGTCCTTGCTCTTCTAATTCAGCAAGTTGAAAAAGTGTAGCTGGTTTTACTTTTATTTCACGACCAGCGAGAGTGAAGGTTTTCATATGAAACTCCTATATTGTTTAATATGCAGCCAAAGTGTTTTGCAGAGTTGTTCTCATAGTGTAACTACTATTTACAAAATACTCTGCTTTACCCTCGTATGCTGCTGTAATTCTACCTGGACCACCAATTGGTGCTTCAAAGGTAGTGTAATTAACTTGTGGTAAATCAAAAATTAATTGTTCGTTATATCCTGTTACAATTTCTGTACCAGTAATACTTAATTTAAACGCAGTTCTAGTCTGCGCTCTAAATCTATTGTATTCAGTTTGTGAAGAGAAATCTTGGTCACCAGTAATTGTTATATTTCTAAAGTCACTTCTTTTTAGAAGAGCTTCAGTCTTTGCACCATTAAGTGTTGGTACACCTTCGATTGGATTCTCTATTGTTATTGTTGCTGATTCTAAAACGCTGTTCGCTGCTCCGCCAATCTCTACTGAAGTTTGATTCCAAGTAAATGGTGTGTATTCAGTAAAGGATGGAGTAGTTGGGTTTTGAAGAGAAGTTGTTCTTGCATGAACTGTTGCTGTTGCTCTAACTATTGCTCCAGCTACTATTTCAAATGCAAGTGTGTGAAATTGAACATCTGTATATTGATATTGGCTACCAACATTTCTAAATATTGCCATTGTATATGGTGGTAATGCACAATTAGAATCAAAATCACTTTGAGCAGGAATGAATTCGTGGATATATACAGAACTTGGATTAGAGGCAACAGCTGCTTGACCAATGTTTCCTCTTAGAATTTCTCCAAGTACAGTTGGATGTGGTTCAAATACTATGTCCCCTGTAACATTGTTGATTCCTTCTAAATTGTCTGGCGCATCAAACCTTGCTTTCAAATTTTCTGATTGTAATTGCTCTATATTGTCAGTAACTGACTCTGATATAAAAGGCATATAAATCCAGTTTGCTGTTGCTGTGCCAAAGCTACTTTGTTGTGATATAGCTAAATGTCCACCTATTCCATAACCCATTATTTATTCTCCTCTGAAGATTTATCTTCTTTATTATTTTGCCTTGCTTTTACAGCTTTTGCAATCCCTTCTGCAATAAAACCTTCTGCTTGAGCTTTAGACACATCCTCTTGATTTCCTTTTTTTGTAATACCTAATCCAGGTATTTGTAATCCAGCTTTTAGCCATTCTATTTTCATTATTCTTGCACCTCGCAATCTATTCTAAGAGAAATACCCTTAAAAAATCCAATGCCCTCTTCATTCCTCATATTATCAAATTTACCATCACCAAACTTATAATACAACACATTACCATTTAGTGTCTTATTATCTTTAAGAACTTCTTTGACTTTACCAAAAGCAATATCTCTTAATCTTGCACCTTCTAGATTTTCTAAAGCAAATTCATAAATCTGTATATCTATCCCTAGAGTTGTAAGATATGGTGTTGAACCACCTATAGTAATTGTATCTTCAGTTGTTTCATATGAATCTAAGAATATTCCAATGTATGGACATCTAGGTTCAGATACAAAATCAGAATCCTCTACAACTATTGTTGAAGCTCTACCATTAATTGTTGATGTTCTAGAATCATTTTCAAATATTGTTTGTATTGCTTGTTCTATTCCTAAGTAATCTATAATTGCCATTATCTTCTAGCCGTCCCTTTCATTTTATTTCTTAGTCTTGTTTGTTGCCTTTTGTAGCCCTTGTTAAAATATTTTGTAATTATTCTTTGTGCATAATCTTCTGTAGGCAATGATTCTCTTTTTTTAACATTACCTATACCTTCTTCATGTACTGAAAAATAAGATGCTGTATTACCCACAGCTATTGTAACTTTTCCTGCCTTTGCTTTTTTTAATGATGTAGGTTCTGAAAAATAATTTTTAAACAAGTTACCTGTTCTTTCTAAAAGAGCATATCCTGGTTTACGAGGATTGAACTTTTGCCTTTTCCATGACCAATATGGTGATTTCCTATCTTTAGGTCCAGGGTATTTTTTACCACCTGGTTGTTTACTGTTTAGCCATCCTTTTCGTGTAGCTTCTAACAATTCTTTAGCTGAATCTCTAGCAACTTTTGGTAGCTCTTTTGTTTTAAAGTCTTCCCAAACGCCAGTAAATCTTTTATTCAATCGCTTTACATCACCCCTTATTGTTCTAAGGTCTGGTTTAAAAGTCATTTGTAATCCTGATGGTTGTTTTGCCATTATTCTAACTCTGGTTTATAAGTATTGTCCCTAACTTTATCAAAGTCATCTTGAAGTCTGTCACCATCTGTTTGCTGGTACACATCATTAATTACAGAGAATGTTGGGTCAAAGTTTTGTGTATTACTGTGTATGCCGCCCTCTGATTGATATGTTAATACTTCATTACTACTTGTGACTAGAGCTAGATTGCCAGAGTTTATTGCTGATAAAGTGTTATAAATGTTTTCATATCTGGCTTCTACCCATTCATTTTTACTTCCTATTTCTTGTGTAAAAAATCTTTCTAATATTTTAACTACCGAGAACTCGGTACTTATAGTTTCAATTATAGGTATTGTTGAGCTAAAAGGTAGTGAGTAATTGTTTCCAAGATATCCATTTACTTCTGCTTCTGCTTGGTCTATAAAAAATGCAATAGATGAAGATGATATTGTAGTCATACTTCCAATTCTTGGATATAGGTTATAGACATTTGCAACTGTTGTATAAATTGGCATACATCAATTATAACTCAGTATGATTGCAATTACTACATGAATCGTGTATTATTACCTCAAGATTACCATGAGTAACATACCTAATAATAACAAATACAACATAATTTATGCTGACCCACCCTGGAAATATGTCACAGGTGATGATGGTCACTATCCGAGAATGTCATTTGAAGAATTAGAAGCTTTGAATGTACCAGAGATTGCTGACACAAATTCTTATCTTTTTTTATGGGGAACTGCACCAATGTTACAAGAATCCTTACTAATACTTGATATATGGGGGTTTTGGTATAAAACTGTAGCTTTTGCCTGGATAAAAAGAAATAAAATAAATAAACAATATAGACTTGGTAATGGTCGTTATACTAGAAGTAATATTGAATTTTGTTTATTAGGTACTAAAGGTAACTTAACAATACAATCACATACTGTGAATCAGATAATAGATGAACCTATAAGAAAACATTCACAGAAGCCAGATATTGTTAGAGATAGAATTGTTGAACTTCTAGGTGATATACCTAGAATAGAGTTATTTGCAAGAACCAGACATGAAGGTTGGGATGCTTGGGGTAATGAACTATGAAAACAGAAAAGTGGCAATCAACAAAATATCTAGATTATTTAGTATCTAACAAGGGTCGTGTGAAATCTCTTAAATATACAAGAGGAACACATTACAGGATATTGTCTCAAAATCCAGACAAAGATGGTTATATGTGTGTAACATTGTTTCCTAACAAAAAATATGTAAAAGCTAAAGTTCACAGGTTAGTTGCTGAAGCTTTTTGTAAAGGTAAATCAAAAGTTAAAAGATGGGCATTACACAAAGATGGTAATAATAAAAACAACAATGCAAGTAATTTATATTGGGGTACTCCTGCTGACAATACTAGAGATATGCACCTTCATGGTAATGCAAAAAATTGGTGGACTTCTGAAAAGAATATTGCCAGAAAATTAAAACTACAATCAGTAAAAAGAATAAAAAGAATATTAAAAGAAGATAAATCATGGGGTGTGCAATCTCGTTTAGCGAGAGAATACAATGTAGCTCCAAAAACAATATCAGATATAAAGGTAGGTAAGTCATGGGCAAATATAGTTTAGACATCAACTTAGTTGTAGCAGGTATGGAGATTAATCCTCGTACTTTGGAAGAAAAATCTTTAGGTGGTAGTGAAACAGCAGGTCTATGTATGGCTAGAGAGTTAGCTAAGTTAGGTCATAATGTAACTTTGTTTTGTAATACAACTTACGAAGGTAAACATGAAGAAGTTCAATTTCTTAAGTTAGATAAGCTACAAGGGTTTATGCAATATTGTCCTTCTGATGTAACTATTGTTCAAAGAATCCCAGAAATGTTTCATAAAGGAATTAAGTCTAAAATTAACATTTTGTGGCAACATGATGTTGCAATTAAAAGTCAGAGAAAAGCTTTTCATGGTGGTTTGTGGAATATGGATGAGGTTTGGTGTTTATCTGAATTTCATATCAAACAACAAGCTGACATATATCAAGTTGATAAAGATTTGTTCTGGAGAACAAGAAATGGAATTGATTTAATTGAAAGACCCAAAAGCAATAAGAATAGAAACAGAAAAAGATTAGTTTACACAAGTCGTCCAGAAAGAGGTCTAGATATTTTGCTATATGATATCATGCCTAAGATTTGGGCAAGAGATAAAGAAGTTTCATTGTCTATTGCAGGTTATGACAATACTACTCAAGAAATGGCAGGATTCTATCAACAGTTGCAAAATGAAATTGTATCATGTCAACAAAGAGGTTTTGATGTCAAGCACCTTGGAGCATTGACTAAAAAAGATTTATATGAGTTCTACAAAGAATCTGGACTTTATGTTTATCCTACTAACTTTAAAGAGACAAGTTGTATAACAGTTATGGAAGCACAAATGTGTGGATTGCCAATGGTTTGTACTGATGTAGGTGCTTTGCCAGAAACAACTAAACATAGGTCTGCTATGTTAGTTCAAGGTAATGCTAAATCAAAAGAGTATCAAGATAAGTTTGTAAACCATGTATTTACACTTTTAGAAGATGATTTTCTATATGAACAAAAACAAGAAAATGGATATGAGATAAGTTCTCGAAATGACTGGTCAACAATTGCAAAAGAATGGGAAGAAAGACTATTGTCTCTTTTTGAAGAAAGAGTTTCTAATAAATATACTTTAGCAAAACATTTGTATACCAAAGAAGAAATCATACCTTTGAAACAGTTAACAAAAGATGATATTGTTTGGAGAAAAAAATTACAACAAGAATATCCTTATCTTTATAAACCAGAACTATACAAACCTTTTTACGAAGAATTAGGTAAAGAACTTAAAGAAGAATTAGAGTCTAAAATAAGTGATATAAAAATACAAAGATATGCAAGAGTAGATGTTGCTCTTCAAACTATAAACAGATATTTGACAGAACGTAATATCTCTTATCCTAACATTCTAGATTATGGAAGTGGCATAGGTAACGAAAGTGCTATCTTCACACAAATCTTTAATGCAGATGTTACTTCTGTCAATATCTCAAGTGCTGAGTTAGATTTGACTGAATCTTTCTTAAACAGCAATTTAAAGGATTCTTCTAAGATAAGTTTAGTCCAAGCTAGTTGTCCAACTGAATTAGAGAAAGATGGACATGATGTAGTTTTCTGTGGTGAAGTATTAGAGCATCAACCAGAACCTTGGGATTTTGCTGACAAGTTGGAACATTCAGTAAAACGAGGTGGATTAGTTGCAATAACAGTTCCTTATGGTCAATGGGATGATGTTAGAAAAGCACACCTTTGGAATTATGAAAGAAATGACTTGCGAGAAATGTTTAGTCACAAAGATAATTTTTCTATTCAAATGTGTTCTGGACCTAGGAATAGTGCTGTTAATGATGACCTTGGTTGGTGGATTGTTACATGGACTGCAAATCCAAAGATAAAAAGTAAGAAAATTAACATGGATAGAAAGCTTACAATACAAGCTCCAAGACAAACAGTATCAGTTTGCATGATTGTAAAAGATGGAGAAGATATGTTGAGAAGGTGTCTTAAATCAGTAAGTCCTGTAGCTGATGAGATTATTGTAGTTGATAATGGCTCTACAGATTCTTCAGTAGATATTGCCAAAAGTTTTGGTGCAGAAATTAGAACTTGCGAACCTGCAACACAGATAGGATTTGATACTGCAAGAAACGAATCTATTAGAGATGCAAAGAGCGATTGGATATTGTGGATTGATGATGATGAAGAATTTACACAATTGCCAAACTTATATAAGTATCTAAGACACAATTGGTTTAAAGGTTATTCAATTAAACAACATCACTTTACAGTAGACCCACCAGGTGGTTTTAAAATT